CCCAATAAGGAGGAAACTGTGGAGAAACCCACTCCCGCCGCTTCCGACCTCGCCGAGGTCCGCGAAGCAATCCAGCACCTCGAGCGCGAGATCGCTGGCATCAACACCCCCGAGGCTCCCGCCGTTCAGTACCGTTCGGCCGGCGAATTCCTCAAAGCAATCGTCGACGGCCAGGATGCGGCCATCCGCACCTACACCGGAGCTACCACCGATGACTCGGTCACGACTCCCGTCGACTTCAACCTCATCCGCTTGGTCGAAGGAGCTAACCCGCTCGGAGCTGTCTTCGGTCGTGGAGTTACTCCCGCCAATGGAATGACGATCACCTTCGCAAAGGTCGACGGCATCACCGATGGAACCGACTTCCAGGACAACGAAGGCGATAACCTCGGTTACTACCAGCTCAACGTCGACACGGATTCCGTTGACATCAAGACCCTGGGCAACGTGGCCGAATTGAGCCGCCAGGCTATCGACCGCAGCACCGTACCTTACTTGGACTCGGTCCTTCGTGGTCAGGCAATCGCACTCGGACAGGCACTCGCCGCCGACCTGCGCAACAAATACACGCAGACCGTATCTACTCAAGTTGGCGCTGGACACATCGTCGTCCGCGCAACGGAAACCTACGACGGATGGGCCGGAGCACTCGCTGACGCCGCCGCAACCTACTTCCAGCCCGCAGGTGCGACTATCGACGCACTCGTCGTCTCGAAGGCTACGTTCAAGAACCTCCTGGCTCTTGACGGAACCCCGGTCATCACCTTCTCGAACGAAGCTGTCAACAACTTCGGCTCGGCTAACCCTGGCGGACTCCGTGGAACCATCGCGGGTATCCCCATCGTTGTCGACGCACAGTTGAACAACAACGGTTCGGAAGATGCCTTCGTTTCGTCGCTGGCTCTTCGCCAGTTCACGTCCGGCGCACTCCGTCTCACGCAGGACAACGCGGTAAACCTCTCGACCGCTTACTCGCTCTCGACCTACACGGCCGTAGCAGACGAGTTCCCCGCGTTGATCATCCCCTGCGTCGCAGACTAATAGGGACCACAACGGATGGCCGCATGGGACAATCTCACGACCTACGTCGGAGCTCAGATAGGTGGTGTGGATGAAGAATTCATCCAAAATCACTGCTGGTATCCGGCCGTGGAGTTAGTCGACCGATTCATCGGCGACGTCGAGACTGTACCTGCGGCCATCCGCACCCGGGCAATCATGGAGTGTGGAGCTGAGCTCTACAACCGTCGCTCGGCTCCTGGCGGAATCGCACAGTTTGCGACATTCGACGCGGCCCCGATGCGAATTGCCAGGGACAGCATGACCCGCTCCTATGACCTCCTCAGCCCATTCGTGAACCTCTCGAACGGAAACATCGGTTTCGGTCGATGATCACTGAAGCCCGAACCGCTCTTAGCACCCTCCTCGAGGATGCTGGCTTCCGCGTCTTCGAGTACGTCCCACCGAATATCACTCCTCCCTGCGCTGTCATGTTCCCCGCCGGAGAGTGGATTCAGGCAGGTGAGACCTATGGCGAATGGCGAATTGGATTCAACGTCCGCATCTTCGCTCAGGCCTTCACTAACGAGCTGGCGACGACCACGATGGACGGATACGCCGAAACACTAATAGAGGCCGTTGACGACGCTCCTAGCTTCTATATGACAGGTCTCAGCGCACCTGACCAATACACCGAGAACGGCTCAACCTTCCTCGGTATCGAAACTACGATCTACCAAATTACAAGACAATAGAAAGGGCCTATCGTGCCATCTTCGACTCGAATCAAATCTAATGCTCTGAAGCTTACAATCTCAGCGACCGACTACTGGGCCGACCTCTCCTCGGTCGAGCTCGCATCGGAGCCCGCCGCATCAGATAGCGTCACCTTCTACGACGCCTCAATCGGGGGACGACAGGACTGGTACCTCATGGTTTCCGGTATCCAGTCGACCGACTCCGCATCCTTCTGGCGTGCTATGTGGTCCGCAGCTGGAACCGAGGTCGCATTCGTCTACGCTCCTCACGGCAACGCAACCGAATCGGCTACCCAGCCTCACTTCAAGGGAACCGTCCGCATCCCAGCACAGGGATCATTCACTCTTGGTGGCCAGGCCAGCCCGGATGGAACATTCTCCTTTGAAGGCGTCCGCATGGACATCGTCGGCGACGTCACGATGGACGTCACGCCGTAATCTATGGCTACTTGGTCGGTGTCGAATGGCTCGGACCCGATGACCGTCGGGTTCGGCCTTCGGACATCCGCAAAGCTGAACGCGAAAGGCTACGCACAACTCACCGGGATGCGCGAGGTGCGTCGCTTCATGATTCACATGGCACGCGACTACCGAACCTACAACTCATGGATGAAGCAGGGAGCTCAAATTGTGGCCGCCGAAGGTCGACGTTTAGCACCCGCAAAGACTCACCGTCTCGCGTCGAAGGTTGTCGGCCGGGCATCGGCCCGAGTGACGGCAAAGAATGGCGGAAAATCTTATGCCATCGGTGGTGTGGTCATCGCTGCTACTCCCTACGGTAAATCAGTTTCGTTTGGCCGTTATTACCCATTCGGCTTCTACAGGATTCAGAGAAGCAAGACTGGACCCGCATTCGAGGGAATCCGTTATCACTCGATCCGGTCGGACCACAAGAACACATATCTGAAGCGTGCTCGAGAGAATACAAAGCCGCACGTCGTAGAATTGTGGAATAACCTACTTCGCCGATACATCATCACGAATGGGTACGAATACACCCGAAGATCATAGGAGAACAGAATGGATATCAACACCCTCACGCTCGGTGACATCGAGGACATCGAGAATTATGCCGGATTAGCATTCTCTGAAATTGGAGAAGATAAGCCTGGCGTATCGAAGCTTCGCACAGCTCTCGTATGGGTACTGAAGCGCAAAGAGAATCCAAATTTCACAATCGAGGACGCTCGACAGCTCACTCCCGAAGAGCTCGAACGCATCTGTGAAGACACCACACCAAAAAAATAAAAAAGGACCAGGCAGAGCGAATGATGTCTATTGTCGTCGCCACTGGATTAGCTCCAAGCGTGATTAGAGAATTGACATCTCTCGAGCTCGAGGTCCTATCGAACATTCTTACGAAACGAGGTTAGACGATGGCTAGCGGAAACATGATCGTCACGCTAGTCGCGCAGACCCGCAAGTGGTCGTCTGGTCTTCAGCGTGCTGGCAAAGACACGATGACCTTCGGTAAGGTCGCTTCTCGCGGTATTCAGATGGGAGCTCTCGCTCTCGTAGGTCTCGTATCGTCTCTAAGTCGAGCTATCCCAGCTCTGGCGAACATGGGTGCGGAATCGCGTAAGGCTGACATTCAGCTGCGTTTCATGCTCCAAAACATGAACGGCATATCTCAGGCTACAGATAACACTGTAAAGCGGATGGCCGCCTATGCGGACAAGGTATCCAAAGCGACAGGTATCGACGATGAGCAAATCAAAGCTGTTCAGCGGAAGATGCTCATGTTCAAATCGGTGCGGAAGAGCGCCGACCAGATGGGTGGCTCATTCGACCGGGCAACGAAGGCAGCGATCGACCTGGCGTCCGGTGGATTCGGTGAAATGGAGTCGAACGCTTCAAAGCTTGGGAAGATGCTCGAGTCTCCGGCCACGAAGCTCGATTCACTTAGTCGCGCTGGAGTGGTCTTCACCGACACCGAGAAAAAGAAGATTATCGCGCTCGCTGAGAGTGGGAAGAAGCTAGAAGCTCAAGACCTAATCCTGAGCAAAATTGAAGGCCGAGTAAAGGGACTATCTGAAGCTTCAGCGACACCATTCGACAAGATGGTTCAGCAATTCCGCCAGATGGGTGACACCATCGGCGAAGCGTTGCTTCCCTACTTGGAAGATATGAACACGCGTATCAGCGAATGGCTCTCTTCCCCTCAAGGACGCAAAGACCTACAGGACATCGTCCAGGCATTCGTTGACATGGCTAAAGCAATAAACCTAGTGGTCGGATTCGTCATCGATCTCAAAAACGCATGGGATGACGCAACCAAAAAAATCAAAGGCTACAACGACGAAAACTCCGTCTTTAAGAACGGCGGCGGCGGACGCGGTGGTCGACGCTTCTATGGCTCCGGTGGCACTTCTGGCTCCAATAGTGGTCCTACGACTCCAGCTGACCGCTACGGAGCAACGATTATCAACTTCAACGCACCTATCGACTCTGTTAGTGCCGGACGCGAGGTTGCTCGAGTCCTCGCTGACTATCAGCGCTCGAATGGTGGTCGATAATGACGCTCCCTATCGTCGAACATCCCATATACGGTCAGATAGCACTCCAGACGGCCGCATGGTCATTCCCATTCAGCTGGACAGACCAAACGTCAAAGCTTCTCAGCGGACTCTCTTACTCTGAAGGTGGACGTCTCGGCACACCTGGCTCAAGTGTCGTCGACGTCGGCTCGCTGACGGCCACACTGAAGAACGCATCGACTGTCCCAAGCGTCGGCGATCTAGTACGTCTCCGCGACTCCAATGGCAACTGGCTATGGACCGGATACGTTCAAGACGTTTCGCAGCGCATCGTCTTTGATAATTCTGTCTCATTCACTACACCTAACACGCTCACGACCATTTATTGCGTTGACTGGGTCGGTTACATCGCACAATTCCAGGCCGTAGGAGCTGGCGGAAATGACCAGGCAACGCTGGCACTCCGCACAACCTCAAGCTATCGCTGGGAAGACCGCATACAAGCTCTCAACCTCATGATCGACGGCACTGGTGCTACCGATATGCTCAACGCCATCCAGGGGACATCCTCAATAAACCTCGGCGACACCGACCTAGTAGGCACATTCGCAGAGCACCTAGACCTCCTGGCAACCTCTACGGATGCTATCTGGTGGGGATCTCGAGCAATCCCAATCAATAAGACCTTCGGCCGGACCGGACTAATCAACGTCTACTCGCTGTCATCTATCACTCCGACAGGTAAGACATTTACGGATGTCGCTGGCACATCCGGTCAGCTTCACTACACCGAAATCGACTTTGAAAACACTACGCAGAATGTGGCAAACAGCATCGTTGCTAACAATTCGACCCGATTCCATGTCCCCGATGTCGAGGTGACAAAAATCGGCGGATTCAACGAAACAAACTTCGTCGTCGTCAATAATCAAAACGTTGTCGGTGTGGCACTCTCAGCTTCTCAGCAGAAGAGCGACTCGACATCTATCACGACCTATGGAATCCGTCAGACTGAGGTCGAAACAAACGTGACCATGCCAGTCTCATCGAGTGGCTCGTTCAACCTAGTGACAAATCCATCGGTCGAATACTCCGATGACGGTTATTCAGGTTCAGGTTCGGCCGTTACACGCCGACGTCGACCCGCAGATGAGGCCACACCATTCGCAGCTGCGACTGGATCGTGGGCCATGCGAGCTCGAATCAAAACAGCCATTCTCGCTCCTCCTATCGTCTTTTCGGGCGGCGAATCTGACGGAATACCAGTAGTCCCAGCCAGTATCTATTACCTCTACACGAAAGCGGCCCGAGGAGCAACCTCGAGGACAGATACTCGCGCTCGAGCTCGAGTGATCTTCTACGACGCAGATGAAGCTATCATCTCGACGCTCTACGGATCGCAGGTATCACTGACTAACTCGAACACTTGGTATGACGTGAACACCGCTGGGGTGACCGCACCCGCAGGAGCTGTCCGGGCGACCGTAGCTGTCGAATTCAACCGTTCGGGTGGCGCAAACTTCACTGTCGGTGACCATTACTGGGCCGACTGTTTCAAATTCGGCAAAACAACCGACGCCTACTTCGATGGAGACACCGCGTGGGACGCAACCTACGGCTACATCTGGACAGGTGGCGTGGGAGCTTCACCGTCATACAAAATCCTCAACTACATCGACAACGTGGCCGGAAACGTCCTCACCCGATACTCGACAACCTCCATGCGGGCATCACGCATCCGCTGGAACGCACAAGAAGACATCGCCGAAGCGTACAAGCTCGCTGTCGGTAAAACAATTTCGCTCGTCTACAAAGGCACAACAACCACATATCGCATCATAGGCATCGACGGTTCAATCGACCCCGAACGCTACATGATCGACATCTACATCGCAAAGGTATAAACATGACAGACATCCTCAAGCGCATCCTCCGCATCCTCTCCTTCGCACTCGGAGCAGGAATCGCCGGACTAGGAGCTGGCTCCGCAATTGGACTCACCGTCGCACAATCCGCACTCATGGGAGCACTGACAGGAGTCCTCGGCATCTTCGGCGCTCTCGCATTCATCTACGCAGGTAAGGGAGCTGTCGATGAGGCAGACTTCAACGCCACAATCAACTCCGCCATCGAGACCGCACGAGCTAAAGATGGAAAAAGTGGCAAGTGACGGAGTAGTCGTCACCCTGGAGCGCATCTATGAAAAACTCATAGAGCTCGAGCTTCGCCTAGGCGACCACCCGAAACAACTCGACGACCATGAGACCCGAATCCGTGACCTCGAGATGAAGGTCTGGGGATTTGCTGGCATCAGCGGAATAATGGCCGTAATAGCATCACTCATCATCACCAAAGTAGGAGCATAATGATCGACGTCGACTATATCCGACCATGTAAGACCCATGAGATTCGAGACGACTTCAAAGCGCACGTTGCTCGAGGCTCTGTCCTCCCTGGAATAGACTTCGGATGTAACACTGGGGACAAAGTGTGGGCAACCGCAGACGGCCACGTTATCCTCGCGGACGGCAACGCTAACCAGGTGCGCGGCCGCAACGTGATTATCAACCACAAGGACGGCAAACAAAGCCACTACCTTCACCTCTCTGTCGTCGATGTCCGCAACGGTCAACACGTCAAAGCTGGAGAGGTAATTGGTAAGTCCGGTAACACTGGCACAACCTCGACCGGAGCTCATCTCCACTTCGCAATCAAGAAGCATGGCGAATGCTTAGATCCAGAAGCTCTACTCCGACGCGAGACCAAAGAGCGTCGGGTCGAAAAGCGCAAGAAAGCCGCAGCTGTAGCTTCGGTCCCAGTTGAGCCCGCGCCAGTCGCAGAGGCTCCTGGAACCGCAACCGAGTAGGGTCTTTCTCCTTTCTACCTACTCGGCGGGGACAGACGTGATTAGGGCGCGTCTGTCCCCTTCTTCTGCTACCATTAGACCACCTACTAGCAAAGGACTCCCTAATGTATAACCTTAAGAGTTTCATTATCGACGCACTATGGGTCATCGCAATCGGATGCGTCTTCATCGGCGTCATGTTGATCGGTGACTA